ATTAGAGGTTTTAGTTATAAAAGACGATACTGGTATAAATCGAATGTTTACAATAAAACCAGTAATGGGGCATTCTTATAAAACATGGTTCCATTTATTAGATGATATTGATGATGAATATTTTTTTGAAAATATGTCGGAATCTGAAGAGGGTGATTTTGATTGGGTGGGTGATATCATTGAAAAATCCAACATGTGGGAAACATTACCAAGAAATGGAAATTATATATTGTTTTATTTTTATCCAAAAATATCTTCAGAACAATTTAAAAAATATGTAATCCCAATTTTATTAGAACAAGACATTAGAATTGAAAGTTCTGCGTCACGTAGTGGTATGGATCATCTAGAAATACATCCTAGTACACGTATACAATATAATAATAAACTTGTTGCCTTGTTTGGTGATGTTGAATATTTCGATAAAGATGAAGAGGGATTTATTAAACAGTTATCAGAAGACGGTTCAACACCTATAAACGGTAGAGAATTTTTTAACATACCTTAAACAAATCTTTTAAAAACTAAAAACCCCCAATCTAATATTACATAGATGTGGGGGTTTTGTTTGCCGATAGATTTATTCACATGAAAGGGAACCTTTGTTGACACCGTAAGGTAGGTGTGACAAGAGGGTTTTATCGATGTTATAATCGAGATCGGTCTTGTTTGTGTTTATAACACGTGTTAAGGGAATCGGTGGCTTTTGGGTTAAGGTGCCGTGATCGTTGATTCCCGTGTGGATGATCAGTCCACTGATTAAACCTTGTGAGAGTGTGAAAGTTCTCCAATTTTTTTATTTTAACTATTGTGAAGTTTAATAAAAATACTATGACCCGTTAAAAAAAGAACAACATCTTTGAACACCACGATTGCTTTTACTTTCCCTGTTTTTAGAGAGGTTTCAGCCTGTGTCAGTCAATTATCGGTTTCACGATGGTTCAGGACTTAGCTTCCTCTGTGGTAAACATTTACAGTTTTTATGGTGTTACAGTTTTTATTTATGAGTGGTGTCATGTCGGATGGTCGTGTTACTCTTTACTCGGGAGATTTAGGACCTTTACTTTCCACTCATTCACTTCTTCAAAGTTAAACATTCTTTTTTAAACTATCAAGAGGTTTTTAAAAATTATTTTTTTTATTTTCCCCTTACCGTTATCAGGTTGTTTAACTTAACACAACAAAGATATGTAATTTATTTCATACCGTCAACAAAATCTTTGTTTTTTTTTTATTGTTGTGTTTTTATGTCAAATAACTTGTACAAATATATAAACAATTTTTAACATAGACAAGATATTTATTGTAAATGGAAAAAGAAATTTTAGATTTTATCTTTCAAAGTGGTGGTATTGGTTTACAGTTCTACAATCCTGAAGAATATAATAATGAAGGTATTGTTTATACTATTATAGATTCTGATGAAAAGTATATTGATTTACAGTGGGAAGACGATGAAGAAATTTACTATAATAGTGAACCTTGGCACGTTTTTTTATCACATTTAGAGAGTGGTTTTTATGTTATTAAAAATATGGATTTCTTATGCCAAACTATGGGTGTTGATTTAGATATTGATGACGTTTTTGGTTCCTTAAATGAAAATGAATCGTCACATATAGTCGGTAATATAGAAAGATTATTACAAGAATGGAATTGGGTTGTGATGCCTGTGTCAGACATCACAGAAGAACAGTTCCAAGAATTACAATTATATCTATACTCAAAAGGTATATATTGGCAAAGTGGTGGTGATGATGTTAGAAGTATGCCACCTGATTTGGGTTGGATATATATCGGAAGATACCCGTATTATAATGGTAGGCCACCACATGCACAAAGAGCAACCATAGGTTGGACATTTTACCAAGATGGTATATGGAGACCAGAAGAGGATCCAAGTTACGCTGAAGACTATAGATTATGGAATCCTAAATATAAAATAGTTAGTTATTACGATATTATTTTAGACGATGATGATTTAGATATGGATGATGTTTTTGGTTCCTTGAATGAAGGAACTTATCAACCTATTTTAAATTTGAGGTTTGACCCACCATTGAGAAATGAATGGGAGTTACTTGAAGTAATGAAAGTAATTCAAAGAAATTACGACGATGTCACTTGGCGGTCAGGAGGTATACCAACTAATTTACCTTATTTGGATCAGATATGGGAAGATCCTTCAGAGGGTATTTGGTATATAACAATTGGTTTTTTTAAATCAAATCCGAAGAATATAACTTACACATCCGGTGATATAGATGACCCGTCTATATCAGATGAGGAACATCATATGTATAAACATTTAAATGGAAGAGAATGGGTTAGAAGTCACGACTTTGATGCGGATGAAACTAGTGATATGTTTGGTCCTTTAATTGAGACGAATGAATTTGATTGGGTTGGTGATATAATTGATGATGATGCTAATAGATTTTCAAAAATACCAAGTTATAATCATGAAAGATATATATTACGTTTTTCACAACCTATGCTTGCTAGTGATGTTATGGATTTATTAAAGTTTTTAAAAGAAATTGGTTGGGATGTTGGTGACAATATTGTGCGTGATTATAATTTTGATGATTTAGTTGAATACTCTTCAAATGGAACTGGTTATATACATTTGAGGCCTAATGGTAAAGTTACTTATGCCGATGATGTTAAATTATTTTCAGATTATACCGACATTAAACTTGATACTGTCAGACAAATATGGGTATAGATAATTAAAATTTTTTTTATCAAAATCCCTCCAGTGTGAGGGATTTTTTGTATATTTGTTTTATGGAAACTAAATCATATAAAGTTGGTGGTTATCTTTATTGTATCAAACCTGTTATAATGAAAAACGGTAAACTACAAGGTAAAGCTGTGACCAAAGTTGGTAAACACTATAAGATATTAGATGTAACGAAAAAAAGGTTTTACATAAGGGATGATAATAAACAATGTCATTCATTTGATTTTGATGGTTATAGGGAATGGTTTATACATACCGAAAAAATGATTAGAGGTGTTAATAAAATTGTTGATGAAATTATCGACAACGATGTTTTTTGGGAATAAATTTATTATATTATATATAAAAAATGGAAAATAACGAAAAAAATATAGGTTGGTCTAAAGATAAAGCTGAAAAATCTAAACAAGAATTACTAACTGAATTAAAAAAAGAATACGGTATCTCAGATGATAATTTAACTTGGGTGGATAAAATGTTGACTGAAATAATTCAAGAACAGGATGATAAGTTAAAACAAAATAAAAATGAGAAAAAGAGGTAGGACAATGTATGTATCACAAGATGTTGATGTGGAAATCTATTTTGATGATATCAGGAATTACGTAAATGACTACGCATCTGAGGATGAGTTAAAAATATTGGCCAAAGATTTGGAAAAAAATTATTTGGGACAACGTAATGTTGAGGTAAAAACCTTAGAAGATGAATTTAAATTAGAATTACTAATGTTAGCTTTTAACAAGTACTCATTATCAGAAATAGAAAATAAATTGGGTACAAAATTTGATTTAAGTTAAAATTATGAAATTCGAAATAGGTGACAGAGTTAAGAAAAAGAACGGTGGCTTATTTTACTGCACACAAGAAGAATGTGGTACCATTGTAGGGTTTAGTGACCATGGTTCGGATCCTTGGGTCCACATAAAAGGTGAATATTATATGATAGATGGAATTAAGCAGATAAACCACCACAATCCTAGATTTTTGGTGAAAGTTGAAAAAATAAATTTTTGTGAAAAAAATATTAAAAAAATAAAAATTACCTCATGTGATTAGAGGATTATCGGAAATGGATATAAATATATGAAAAAACATTTAAAAGAATGGTTTGATTTATTTTGGATATGGGGACCAATGTTATTAATAATATTGGTTCTATATGGTAACATGTATTATACATCACATTATTGTAAAGAATACACATATAAGTCAATTTGTAGAGAGTGTGCTGAATGGAAGACTACAGATAATGGTCACACAGGTAGGTATAGGAGAGAGTGGACGGAATGTGTTCGTTGGGTTGATTACGAATGTGAGTTAACAGATGATTCTTGTGGGTGTGTTAAATTAAAGTAATTATTTATTATTATTTTTGTGGTAATTTATAATATCTTGTTTTACCATAGGTAATATACTTTTTAGTTTATCTGACCAACTTTTTTCTCGTTCCTCTTTTGACGGTATGTTCAAATATCTACATTTTCTTTATCTTTGGTGTTATCTTTATTTTTTAACATGTCATTTAAGTTTTGGTAATATTGATAATAATCTTTCTTCCCATTTTTTATTAATTTCCTCGATAGGTGGGATGTCTAAGTACTCAGTTTCCGTTGTTTCATTTTCTTGGATATTATCAACCAATTCCATTACCCAAAAATCAGTACCATCGGTATTTTTACCTTTTTTTGTTAGTTTATACATAAATTCATTTATAAATATTTTTGTAATTTCATCATATCTAACTAAAGAGTTATTATCTAAAACTTCATGGGTCGTTCTAATAACTTTGTTAGGCTTAATATTTGTTAATAGTCTTCTAGTTAACCCCAAAATTATAGATATAACCATTCTTTTATTTTTAATACTATTAGGTATATATCTACTAACCTCATCTCTTTTTAACATAAAACCTGTTATAGGTTTATTGTTAGTATCAACAACCATAAAACAATATGAATATTTACTGATATCGTTATTTATTTTTTCAAAACCAACGAATAAGTATAATTTATCCCCATTATTATCATCTTTAGATATTAATGTAGTAAACACACCTTCTTCCGGTGAATAGACATTAGATTCCCACTCATCTATTTTAGAAACCATTTCCTCAATTAATATCTTCTTAATTAAGTCTCTCATGTTATTAAATATAAATTGATTTTATATTTTATAAATATTATATTTGTATAATGAAAGGTACATTAAACTATAATTAAAATATGAAAAAAATAAAAATTTGGGCTTCGGCCTTAGCATCAATGTTGTTAATAACATCTTGTTCAGAAAATTATTCTAACGGTGAAAGAATTGGTTTGGTTACACAATTCTCCAAAAGTGGTATAATATGGAAATCATGGGAAGGTCATTTGAACATGACCCAAACTGGGATGAACTCTTCAACACCATTTGATTTTTCTATTGATAATGACAATCAAGATGAAAATTTGGTAAAATCATTGGATAGTGCTGCTAATTACGGTTGGAAGGTTAAAATTGTTTATCATGAAACAGCTGGGTATAATTGGTTCAGAAATCGTGGTGAGACAAGTCATTTTGTGACCAAAATGGAAGTTTTAGATAGAAATCCTATCGCTACGGCATTTGGTAATAGCACGTCCCCTGAAAGTAAATCAGGTTGTAACTGTAAAACAACTGGTAAAGTAATTGACACAATTTATGTTGTGATTGATAAAACAAAATAAAACATGAAAAAAATAACAATTTTGTCTTTATTAATTTGTCTATTGGCAAGTTCTTGTAAAAATTATTACTATCAACCATGTCCTGCATATGGAAAGGTTGAAACCAAAAAACCTTAATTTTTACTTTTTATATTTAATTATTTTTCATATCATTAAAATATGAATATATTTGTTTTGGATAAGGACGTTAAAAAATGTGCTGAATATCACTGTGACAAACATTTGGTAAAAATGATTACAGAACACAATCAAATATTAGGTACAATATCTTATATCCGACGAGGTATAAAAAATAAAAAAGAAATTACAGAAGATTTTATATATAAAAATTTTCAAGGGTTTCCAAGGCAAAAAGATGATAAACCTTTTCCATATGGAATTGGTTTTGTTAACCATCCATGTACAAAATGGGTTAATACATCATCAAGTAATTATAAATGGTTGACGGAATTAACTCATGAGATGTGTAAAGAATACACCAAAAGATACGGTAGGAAACATGCTGGTGAGGATATTAATTTTTGGTACCGTGACAACATGCCAGAAATACCTGATATTGGTTTGACACAGTTTTCACAGGCAATGCCTGACGATTGTAAAATGTCAGACCCAATAGAAGGTTATAGAAATTATTATAAAAAATATAAAGTAAGATTTGCCAAATGGCAACATGGTCAAACACCAAAATGGTACCTAGTATGAAAAAAATAAAATCAGAAGAATATATTACATGTGCTGCCATATGGTATAAAGATTTACCTACACAAAGACTATTACCTAAAAACATTGATAAAGGAATTGTTGTTTGCGGTCACAGACATGGTAATTGTATTGATATCGTGTCAACACTTTCTCAACTGAGGACAGTACAATTTGGTCCCGATAGTGTGGGTGAAACCGAACAGGGTTTTATGACATCCAAAAATAGGTTTGTCGATAGAATAGAAGCTATGAGTATTGCAGTAGAAAATGAACAAGTGAATGAAAATGAATTACATAATCCAATGATAGGTTTATTTAGTGAAGATTTATATTAAATTTAAATTATGACAAAAGAAACATTAAAACAATTAATTGAAATTGAATTCGATAGGGTTGAAACAATATCACAATTTAAATCAGAAGTCTTTAGACTTATTGATTTGTATGAACAAGATAAGCCATCTACAGTAGTACCTATCATAAGTAATGAACCTGATGAGGTTATGTATGCTGAAATTTGTGGATGTAACCCTAAAAATGGTGGCAGTGGTATGTGCGGTTGTATAATGGGAAATAAAATGGTACCCAATCCTAAAAAATATGGACAACCTAAATCAAATTTTGGGACCACAACGGGGATAGATATAGATTTACAAAATCCTTATTCACCCACAGCTAAGTGGATAACATCAAATAATATAAGATCAAATAATATAAGATAAAACATGAAAACATTTATACAATTATCATTAATAGGAGTTTTACTGATGTACTTGGCCTTTTCATTTATTTCATGGAAATTAAACCCCTCATGTTGGGAACAAGGTACTAGAGCCATGTTGGTATTCATATCTTTTGGTTGGATACTTATATCGGGTATTATTGCCGCAGGAATAGAAGATATGAAAAACAAATAATATGGAAAATAAAATAAAATATCCCATACTTGCTTACGCTCCAGGTTTCTATTTGAGTAAGTGTGTAAACTGTGAAGAAGAATTCATGGGTGATAAGTATGCAAGACAATGTGAAACTTGTGCAATAAACCAATTAAATGATTTATACAAAGAAACATCACAAAAGTTGATGGAGGCAAATAAGACGATATTGAAATTAAAAGAAATTAAAGAATTCCTAAATAAAACTGAACTATAAATAACATGGAAGAGATAACGATTTATAAATTTCAACTTGAAAGGATAGTTGAAGCACTTAGAATTACTTCAAACATACATAATTGTAACAAGTTAGAAACATCACATGATAGACAAGTTAGGTCTGCCTTACAATACGCTAAAAACGCTTTAGAAGGTAACAAAGAGGTGGAAGTAAATTATATGACAGGAAAAAATAAATAATATGGGACTAATAGAACACGCAAAATTAGAATTAGAGATGGCTGGTTTATTTTCTGGTGAAGGTGACTTTTATGATGGTATGACAGGTAAAGCAGTCATGGAATTAATAGAAGTATTTTCCAAACAAGGACATTCAGGGATGTCAGCACCCATTGTCACCGACTTATTTCGTAAATTGGCTAATTATGAACCATTACAACCTATCACTGGTAAAGATGAAGAGTGGGGTGATGTGAGAGATTTAGGTGATGGGCGATCTTGGTATCAAAATAAGAGATGTTCGGCTTTATTCAAAGACGGTAAAGACGGAAGACCTTATTATATTGATGCTATTGTTAAAAGAGACCAAAGAGGTATAACATGGAGTGGAATGGCTTGGTTAAATGAAGAAGATTGGTTAAATGGAGATAGAACCAAAATGATAGATAAACGGGGTTATGTTAAATCATTTCCATTTACACCTAAAACCTTTTATATTGATGTAAGGGATGTTGAAGTTGCAAAAGATGATTGGGAAAGTTTTATTGTTGACCCATCACAACTAGATGAAGTTAGAGAATATTATGATTTAAAATAATTTTTCCTTATATTTGTATAATGAAAGGTACATTAAACTTAAAAGACACTGGGTGGTTTGTATTATATTGGGATAGAGATCCGCATTATTTCGGACCACAAGGAATGTTGAAACAGAGGGTTAAAGAAATATCTGTTCATCGAGAAAGTCTATCCAATCCATTCCTATCAACATATTGGGTTGATGGTAGAGAAGTTGAATTTGAAATCATTTATGAAAGTGATACTGATGGTTGGTTTGATGGGAAATCGGCTAAGATAATTCACGATGATTATATTGGTGAAGATGGTTGGGATAGAATTGTAAGGGAATTATCTGAACAAGATATAAATGGTGTTTACGAAACTATGAAATGGTTAAAGGAAAATTATAACCCACCAAAAAGGAAAGAATAATATCATGGTACATTATTTAAGAAATGAAAAAAACAATACAATAATTGAGTGTGAAACAATCAAAAAGTTGGGTGAGGATAACGACTTACATTCTAATATTGATGTGGCAGAATATTCAGACTTGTTATACTTTAACCAAAATAAGTTTTATGAAATCAAATGGGATTTTGATATTTTACATAATATAAGAAGAGAATGGTTTGAAGGGTTTCCAGAAAGTTCAATGGATGACTTTGTAAAATACCATTATAGTAGAATTGCTAATAAATATAATCTAAACTATATGACAGATTAAAATGAAATCACAAGAAGAAATAAGGAAAATAGCTACTAAGTTTTATAGAAATAATGGTAGTGGTGGAGGACAATATACTGAAGGTTACATAGATGGTACGTTAAACGGCTTTGTTGATGGTTACACTAAATGTCAAGAAGATAAAAAATACACTGAAAGTGAGGTTATTGAGTTAATGAAAAAATCTATTGAATGGGGTGTTGAATTAGGGAATGGAACAGTTCAACCAAGCGATTATGGTAATACAGATAATTGGATTAAAAATAACTTAAAAAAATAACATGAAATCGAAAGAACAAATAAATCAACTAGCTAAATCAGAAATAGAGAGACATAGAGCTTCTACTAGTTCTGTCGACCCTTCAAAAGATATGGAAAGGTTCAAAGGTTATGTGTTAGGTTATACTCAATGTCAAGAAAATATGAAAAAAGAAATGTATGAATTTGGTAAAAAAGTCTTAGATACGTTTCATTCTGAGGGTAAAACACATAGTGGTGAGGATAGATTGGCAAGGATAAAATATCATGAATGGTTTAATGGATTGTAATGAAAAAACTAAGTGAAGACACTATTGTTGGTTTAATTTTTGGTATTATAGGTATAATTTATATTGTTTTATTAGTTGAATTTATATTAAAATGAAAAAGTCAGATGATGAAATACAAACTCTATCAGAAAAAGAGTTAAAACTAATAGACAATGTTGTTCATTTAACCTCAACAACTGAAGAAGAAAACATATTCCACCAAGGGTTTTATTCTGGTTATAGAACTTGTGAAAAAGAAGATTATAAAAAAGGTTCAGAAAACTTTATAATGGGTGCTGAATGGGTTGAGGAAAAAATTAACTCTATCACAGATAGGGATATAAAAATACAGGCAGAAATAGAAAGTGTTGGTGAATACTTAAGTGGAAGTCCGTATCAAAAAACATATGAAGATGGTTTTATTAAGGGTATTGAATGGTTTAAATCATTAATTAAAAATAAGTTATGAAAGCATCAGAATTAAGAATAGGAAATTTAGTAAATTTAATGCTAAACCATGAAGATTTTGAAACAATACGTGTTGATGTAACTGATTTGATAAACATACCTAATGGAGGTGTATATGAACCTATACCTGTAACTGAAAAATGGTTTGAAAAGTTCGGGTTCTATAGAGATGGAGAATATTGGAGTAGGGGTATTAATGATTATAAATATTGTTTTAAATATAGGGATTGGGCTGATAACTGGGCATTTTATCAAGAGTTTACTGACAGTCCTGATGATAGAGATGATGGCGTAAAATACCCAATTTCATTTGATATTAAGTATGTACATCAATTACAAAACTTATGGTTTGCTTTATTATTTGAAGAATTAACAATAAAGGGATAAAATGAAACCAAAATTTAATGTTGGGGATAAATTGGAAGCCAACCAATTTGAAAGAGAACAATATGGAATTGAATATGTTACCATCACATCCATCAATGAGGTTGGACAGGTTTATTATTGCGAGGCAGATTGGAACAATAATAAAATATATTTGGGCCATTTTTTTGATGAGGCAAAGATTTATGAAGATGGTTATGATGTATACTGCCCCATTTGCACGGGCTGTGGTGAAGAAGGTTGTTGTAGCCCATTAATGTGCAAACAATCACAAGACGGTCATTATTGTGAAAGTTATTTAAGGGATTTAAAATTTGGCTATAAAATGTATAATGACATTTATGATTTAATCCCAAAAGATGAAGAAACAAAGAAAAAATTGGATGAGATATTCGATAAAAATTATGAACGATATTATACCCCAAAATAAAAACCAAAGCTTTTTATCTTATAAGAATATTTATAAGATATGAGAAATCTCATCAAAAAAATCATAAAAGAAGAACTTAAAAAAGATAAAACCATAACCTGCAACAATTGCGGATGGTCTTGGAAATTATCTGAAGCAGGAAATGATCCTTTTAATTGCCACAAATGCTTATCCAACAACAATCAAGTTACAATAAAAGAAGAAACAAAAGAAAAATACCCAATTTCAATTGGTGATGTTTTTAGGGTTAATAAGGAAAACATATTGATTATGATAGAATCAATCAAATGCAACCCCAAAAAAGCTAGGGTAATGACAAAACATACAATATTTGGGAACCATGAAATTTTCCATGATGGTTGCGATGTTTATTATCTCAGAAGCATAGACGGTGGTGAAACATGGTATGATGATGATGAATCTAAAACAGAACTTAATTGGATTCCGGTCATAATTTCAAACGGCCATTGGAAATTGTTACATGGTGGGTCAGAAGATATTGGAGATTTTTTCCCAGAATAGTTAATTGCCAAATAAAATAAAATTCTTATATTTGTGGTATGATAATAACAATAATCATATCATCCGTTATATTAAACATTGTTTTAAGCACAATGGTTTATTCTTTAACCAAAGAAAAACCCAAAATAATTTATAAGGAAAAACCTGTGGAGAAAATAGTATATAAGGATAAAATTATATACAAGGATAAGATTGTGGAAAAAATTGTCTACAAAGACAAACCCATACACCAATTTATTCCAAAGGTGGAACCAAAAGTTAGCAAAGAAAAACAAGAACTTTTGGATGCCCTTAATGAATTAAAGAAGAAAAAGAAAAAATCCAAGAAGGACCAAGAAAACATATACACAATAGAAAAAGTTTTACCAAACCTTAAATAATTTAAACCATGACAGTAATATTATTATTATTTATTTTCATAACCTTGGCATCAATCAATAACAAAATTAAAAGATAAAATGTAGAAAGTTTAAAATAATTTTATATCTTTGTAACATTAAGAAATAGAAATAATGACAAACGAATTTATCCCATACGAAGAAGCATTAGCCCTAAAAGAATTAGGGTTTAATGATGAATGTTTTGGATTTTATGATGACCAATATAATAAAGATAATGGTTTATATTTAAACGATAGTATAAACTTAAAAGGGAGATTTATTTATACAAAAGCACCAACATTCTCACAAACATTTAGATGGTTTAGAGATGAAAAAAGTATATCTGGAGAAGTTTACTCTGGAGATTTTGGAGGATGTATAGAATATAGCTTCCATATAAGAGATTTATATACTGAAAAAGAAATATTTGATAACTTTTTTGGGGCTGGAGGTTCTTATAGTGGTACATTCAATACTTATGAAGAAGCAGAACTTGCTTGTCTTAAAAAATTAATTGAAATAGTTAAACCTAAATAATATGAATAAAGAATTAAAGTTTGATGAACCTTGTTTTGGGTTTTATAATGAATTATGTAAAACCCTGAGATAATCCTCGGGTTTTTTTATTTCTAGGGACGTAGTCCGGGTATATATTTACACTATCCACATAAATCATTAGATTTACAATAATATGGAATTAAAAGTCGGCAAAACATATATAACAAATAACCATCCTGAAATAGATAGTGATTTGCATAATAAGAGATTTATGGTTATAAGTTCTGAGAAAATACAAGATACACAAATTTACCTATTAAAGTTTGACCATTGTGAAAAACAACGTATGATAAATGAAGTTAATGTTAGTAAATATATCACAGAATCTATAGAACCATTAAGACATTTAAAACTACATAAGATATGAAAAAAGAAAATCATAAAAAAGATTTATCCCAACAAAAAGAAGAATTATATAAGAAGTGGGAAAATACAGGAATATTCGATAATCTAAGAGGTGGTTTAAAAGAAAATATTTCAAAGTTATATGAATGTTGTGCTTCATCAATTATTTTATCTGGGGATACAAAGAAATAATATATGGATGAATTTAAATATGACACATTTGAAGAATGGTTTGATAAAGATAAGTAAATTATGAAGGTAATAAATGTAGAATATCCAACAAACCCCAAACAATTATACGAAGGGGAGTTTGTCAAATACTCAACCCAAACAAGTAGATATCCACAATCACTTGGTGGTATATGGTATTTTATGGATGAGGTAAAAAAGAGTTGTGAAAAATTGGGTTACCCTGGCATATTCTTATACAATGTAGAAGAAATGGCAGATGTACCTATAAACGATAGACTAGAGAAATCGGTATATATTAGATGGGATTTTATTAGAACACATAACAGAAGAAATGGTTGATGCCTATGTTAAAGAAAAATCACAAGAGTTTGAATGGTCATTTAAAACCTTTCTTATGGTTAAATTGGGATATATTGGCATGGATGATAATGGTAAATGGATTAAGGAATGAAATACTTTAAGAACAGTGAAGTAAAAAAGGCACTAAGAGAAAGAAACATACATATCATAAATAATTGGTTACACTTAAATTTTAAATGTGGCCCACAGGCAACAGTTACATATGATAATGATTTCCCAATCACCTTACAAGGAAAATATGTTGGCGTTGAATGTAACTGTGGTAAAACATTTTATGAAGAATGAAAATCCGTAAACATCTAAAAACCTTATGGGATGATGAAATAAAAATCATAACCAATCATGAAGAATTTATGCAGTATGGTAATGAAGTTTGTAGAAGGGGAAAGAATTTCTGGAATGACCCAAATCGAACAACAATAAGTTTCGATGAATTTGATAATATTCCTTATGACTGGGATAAAGAATATCTAAAAATAGTAAAAAGAAGGAATCACGAAACCGTATATAGAATAAAGTATTAATAATAGATATTTATTCTTATATGAGAAACCTAATCAGGAAAATATTAAAGGAAGAAGTTATTAAAAGTTTTCTAATGGAACTTGATTCTTTAAATATACCCAAAGAAGATTATATCATATTTGGTTCAGGCCCCATGGCAATTAAAGGATTACTTGAACCTTCAGACCTTGATGTTGTGGTAAGAGAAAATGTATATAAGGAAATGTTCGGTAATAAGGAACCAATAAGAATCGGTAATATAGAATTATGTTATACATGGCCTGATATGGATATAGAAGAATTATTTAATAATGTAGAATGGTATGATGGTTATCCATTTGCCTCCATTAGTATGGTAAGACAATATAAGAAACAAATGAATCGACAAAAAGACATAGAAGATTTAAAGTTATTAGACCCTGAGTAATCCTCGGGGTTTTTTTATGTTATAGATGTATCGTTAGACCTGAAGTCTACTCGGACTGATGTACTGAAAACTAACACTTATTAGTACCATAATTATATTCATGTGTGGATACCCTCGATCCGGTCAATAGGCAACGCTATTTGCCAAATGGAGTAAAAATCTCGATCTTGGTGGGGGTATGTGGTAAAAAGTGGTAAATAAGGGTAATTTATGACACGAAATGTTTTTTATGCCACGGTAAGTACTATAAGAAATCCATTGAAAAAGTTTGCCAAACCAAAAGGGAACTGACCCCTCCGCGAATTTCCTGACAAATTTTCAGGCTAGTCCTCCCCATTTTGTCATGTGACAATATGACATGTTGAGAAAAGCCAGTGTACCGTAATTGGGTTTTACAGTACACCGACATTTTGTCATCCTACTTGTACTTGTATTACACCCTTCTCTGATCGGGATGTAGCGTATATTAGACTTGGCGTCCAATATTCAACACCTTTAACAACATATTTGTAAAGGTAATAAGGTTCATTTATTGTTTCCATATATTAAAGATAATAAGAATTTTTCTAACTATCAAGATATTTATATTATATACGTTAGGTTTTTCTACATGTTTTATTACCTATCCCGAAAAAAATGTAGGACAAGAGGTTAATAGGATTTATCCCGTCCCAAAACTATTAAGACATATATAAACAATAAATCACTTATGATTAAGGTTTATTTAAATTATTTCTCCTGGTAGAGATTAGATAACAGTTCTGAGGGACTTCTTTATGATGGTTTAAAAAAAATCGATAAATTATAAGGTTTTAAAGTTTTTTTTGATACACCTAGAGATGGGTGTTTTGTTGTGCTCATCTGTACAGATTGTATGTATTCTTAATATTAAATTTTATTTTATTATCTGAATATTTATTATTGATATGAAAAATCTAATTAAAAAGATATTGAAGGAAAATGATTTTAATCCAGATGATTTTAGTTGGGTTAATTTGGAATTGGAACCAATTAGAGATCGTAAACATAGATCGGAAATTATTGAAGATACAATAGCCAAAGTTAAAGAATATAAGGGTTGGAGAATATATAAGGATAAATTTAATGGTGTGGTTTATTGGGATGGTACTGAAGGTTACACTGGTATGGCGACACCTGAATGGGATGAGGCTTTTAAAATACCTGTTGATATAAGCTATCATAATGATTATGATAATGTAACTGTTATACATACCCCTGAATTTAAATACGTTGTGGAGTTACAGGAATGGTATAGTAAAAATTATTTTGAGATTGTGTATAAAGTACTAACCGATTATATAAACCAAGATGAGGTACCTGGTATAATTGAAACAAAAAGTTTAATTAAAAAGATATTGAAGGAAAATGAATGGGAATGGGCAGAAGATTTGATTGGTGGTGATAGTTTATATGCCAAAGCCATGTCATTAATTCCTGAAAACCTTAATGAATATAATAGATGTCTTATTTTATTTGAGAGGGAATTAGATTGGGATGAAGCCCAAATTTTATTAAAAGTCCTTAGGGAGAAAGGTTGGAAGATAACTGAAGTTTCGGATGATAGTAGAATTAAATGTATTCTTAAATATAGTAAAACTCACGAAGGATATGTTAATTTAAAAAATCCTTTTATTTCATTTGGGGATTCTAGGTATACGTACAACAATGTTAATTCTGTTAAGTGGGAAGATGTTTTAAAAATTAAAATTTAAATTTTTTATTGCCAATTAAATTATTTTCCTTATCTTTGTGGTATATTGATATGATGTTATAATCATATCTTGCCACTAACAAATCTTCTTTAGGGGCCGTGTATACTCCAACACAATCAATTTAAAAAATTTCATTATAAGGCAGGGTCTTAGCTGTTGGCCTCTCACCATCTCTCATAGTATAAAGGTACGACTTTTATTTCAATTGGCCAAAAAAACAACATGACAATGTGTCACTTTTTTTTAAAAAAGGCAGGTGGCGTTCTGGTTGCCTCTCACATCCTCTGTCACAATGTAAAGGTACTAATAATTTTTTAATTGGCAATGAATATTTATAAGATATATGAAAAATTTAATTAAAAAGATATTAAGGGAAAATGAATGGGAATGGGCGGAGGAAACATTGGACCGAGCAGTTGATCCTTATAGAATGGATGTAAATGAATTAGTTTATTTTCTTAATCAATTTTTTCAACAAAATAAATCCCCAAGATTTAATAGAACATATGTGGCAGAATATGATAGAGGTACCTTTACCATTGGTGATGAAACAGGATTATATGTTTCAATGTTAGATACGGATGAAACTTTTTATTATGCCATAAAATCTTTAAAAAGAAGCATAATAAGTCTAACCAATAACAGAGAACTATTGGATGAATATCAGGATTTATATGATACATTAATACCTTTGATAAAAGAAGATATAATGGAACAGGCAAACGATATGGACTGGTTTAATATCGATGATATGCCAGAACCAAAAGGAATTGCCCTAGCAAATATAATTGAAGAATATTTCAAAGATAATAATTTACCTTATCATATTATGATAAGACAAGATAATGCCGTTATATACATCAAAGATACCAATTTTATATATTTTAGCGGATGGACCGAATTATTCACCATGGATAATATTATTAATGATATAATGATTGATTTAGATTCCTTACAATCATCAAAAAGCATTAATAGATGGAATATCTTATACAACAATCTTAAATCTTTATTTGATAAATTAAAATAATTTTCTTACATTTATTCCATATAAGAATGGAAATAAAAGAAGGAGATAGATTTCTTAATTTAAACACAGGCACCATTATTAAAATAGATTATATTGTTAATAGACCTGAATTTTATTTTATTGGCAATGATGAAGCAGGAGAAGAATTTTCAACAATAATGAGGGATGAATGGATATGCAAGGTTAGCAATTTAACCGACCCAACCAAATCCAAAGAAATTCCTTTGGATAGTCTAAAGGGAATAATAGAAAATTCCAATCTTATACAAGCTTACAAGGAAGAACCCATTAAACCAATAAAACATATAAAACAATATAAACTATGATAATCTTAAAAACATTGGCCCCAATTCTAGGATTGATTGCCTTTATTATGGCAATTAGAGAATTCTTGGGCAAAGAAAGACCCAAGAAAAATTGGTATAGAGTTTATTTAAGCCTTGTAACTTTAATTATACTTACCACATTGGCAATACATGATTGGTTCTCGGTAACCATTTGGTTAATTGTATTTGTAATTTGTTTTTTTAGGCTAGAAAAGGATGGTATTCACATATTCAAGAATGACAAGATGACAGAATAAAAATTTGGAACAAGATTTGTACTGGATGGCCGGCCTATGGGGACCCCCTGTATAGCCCCCCGGCGGGGGTGCCCGTATCCCCCCTCCCCCTCTGGGAGGGTCTGCGGGGTAGAAAGCGGGGTTCGGTTCCCCATTCATATCCGGGACCTGGTGGCAAAATTTTCCGGGAAAAATTTAAGCCAAAAAAGCGTTCCTAAAATTCCGGGAAAAATTGTCTAGAAAAAGGACCCCACCCCCTACATAGTTAAAAACCTATTCCGGAATTTCCGGGAAAAAATTCACCCATATTTGTTTCTCTATATGGGAATTATTATATTTGTGTTATGGAATTTAAATCAGGAGATAAAGTTATAATAACAAAACGGTATAAGGGTAATTATGCCGATGTGGGCATGGAGGGTGAGTTTATTAAATCGGAAGAAGATTGGGATGGTGACGAAAGTTCACCAACCTATGGTACAATGATTACATTCTATCAATTAAAAATTGGTACCCAAAAAACTTGGTGTGTTGGTATTAAACCAAAAGGTGTACATGATTGGAATGGTGAGGGAATTAAATTTAGATTTGTATGATATGGAATATAAGGTGGGAGATATTCTTATCCTTAGGGAAGTTATAGATGATATAAAGTTATATAAGACAGAACTAGGTAAGGAACAAGTTATTGTGGAGATAAGAAAGAATGGTTTTCTTCATACAAGATTCCGTAATAGTTTGTTATCCCATTATCTTCATCCTGATGGTACATATGTTAAATGTTGTGAGCATAGGAGAGATTTAATTAGTAAGTGGGTACCACAATTAAAAATTATATAAAAAATGAATTTTACCAAATTAAGAAAAGGTGATATTGTAAGATGGGATCTAGACTCAATCCTATATAAAATATTGGATATTGATACCACCCAAGATAATCAAATACTTTGGGGTTGGATTGGTAGTGATTGGGATGGTGGTAGTATATATAAAACAAGGTGGCATAATTCTTATGATAATATAAATGATTTAATATCCAAAGGTCAAATTAGTATTATTGAAAGAGGTGGCTTTTATTTAAAACCATTAAAGTTTATATAATATGAAATTAAACATTGGGGATAAATTTGTTTGGTCGGATGAAGGGATTATTTATACCGTCATGGATATTAATACCTCAAGGGACATAGGTCAGGTTTTGGTTGAATGGTGGTCACATGATATTTATGGCATATATGGAAAAAAGATTACGTGGGATTCCACCCTTCAAACCTTGGAAGGTTTTTTATCTGATGGCACAATATGCCTTATTTATCAGGGCAATCTTTTGGGACCAAAAGGATCCGTTAAAAAATTAAAATTAATTTAATATATGAATAAGGTTAAAATTGTTGGATATCATAAAAAAACTTATTGGTATTCTAATTATGTTGGCCAGATTTTTGATTTTATTCGTATTGAGGAAGATGGTTCTTATATTGTTCTTGGCACATCTGTTAATCCTTATCATACTCATGTTATTTATCATATATGGTCTGAGGATGGCAGGCTTGTATTTGATAATTCATTTGTTTTATCGCCATCTAAAATTAAATTTAAATTTATTTGAATAATTTAAAAATGTGTGGATGGGGAAAAATATCCGGATTACGTCCATTTATCCCCCCGCCCCCTTTTTTTTATTTGTTTTTTAAATTCTTTTTCTTATCTTTGTTTTATCAAATTTATGATATATGAAAACATTTGTTAAATTATTAATGGTTATTTCTTTTATTCTATCATTCATTTTTGTTGGTGATATGGTTGTGGATGCAATTATGGGTTTATTTCCCATTTCAGCAAATGAATGGTTTCCCATTCTTAGATTTTTGGTTTGGATATTTACCTTCACCTTTAATTTGGCTTTAACAATTGTTTTATATTTTATTGTGGTTTATATTATTTCTTTGATAATAGGTTTATTGGATTAAAATTATTATTTTTGAAGTTTTTTATGGCGGATAACCAGATGAAAGGTATATAGTGCATATCACATTTAGTGTATCAAAGAAATGGAACCGTCACCCTCCCATGTAAAAGTGGGAGGTTTTTAATAGTCAGGTGGCGGAATATGGTGTTAAAATAAGGAGGAGAGGTTACCGAGCCGCAAACCATGCGGGAGCTTCACAGGTTCGATTCCTGTCCTGACTACAACGGCAGGTGAGGTGTATTATCCTCTGAAATAGTTTAGACTGCACAAGTCCTTAAATGGGCAGACATATCGTGATTAGTCCACGATGACTTTCTTACTTGGAAAGAAAAGTGACGTTTATGTTATAACTTGTACGAGAACAAGTTTTTACAAAAAAAATTAAAAATCATGGAAGAAAGATCGATTGAATTTAAAGATATTTTTGAGCAATTGTGTCAAACATTTAATGAAATCAAATATAACAATGGTGATATATCTGATGTTGGCAATGAAATTGGTTTTTCTTTGGGTAAGATATTGCCAAATTTATCAGAGGGTGAGATTAGAGATTTTATTTATGGTATTCAACATGGAATTAGTTTAAGTAATAATCAACATTAATGGAAAAAATTAAAGTTATTATTACAAAAAGTTCCAAGGACACTTATTGGTATGCTAATAAGTTGGGTCAAACTTTTGAATGTTATTTAAATCTTTATGGGAAAAGTTTTCAAGTTGTTAGTGATACAACACATGGTTATATCGAAACCAAATATATTAATATTGAAGATTGTATTTCTTTTGATACCATATCTCATCGGTATATAAAAAAATTTAAATTTTGTTGATAACAATTATTGTGAATTTTATTTTGAAACGTTTATAATATGACAATAGAAGATAAATTGGCTTATGCCAAAAAAATATATAAACAACATTCTAAGATTAGAGCTGTACTATATAGTGATGGTAGTTGGTGTAACCTTATACGTAGATCGTTAGGTGAACCACGAATTTATCAAGATATTCAAGGTTATGAATGGATTATAAGTAATCATAATTTATACAATCCTATTACAGATACTTGGTCTTTGGTTTATGACAAGGATTTAGATATTTGGATAAACCCAAAAGAACAGGTATTTATACCAAAAATATTAAAACGATTTATTTTTGCCAATTAAAATAATTTCCATATCTTTGTTGTATGGAAATTAAAGCTGGAACCAAAATTAAGGATTTATCTAAAAAAGATTTTAAAAAAGTTTTTAAGCACGCCATTTTTTTCTGTGAACAAAATTTGGGTCTTAATAGACGTAAGTCCGAACCTTTACAAGTTTTATGGTTAAACAAAGAAACCAAACAAACTTATGGTTGGTATGACCCTGTGGATAATTCCATTCAAATTAACGCTGATTGCAAAACCGTTTCTGATTTAACAAAAACTTTAATTCATGAATGGACCCATCATTTGCAACCAATCTTAAGTCAATATGGTAAATTATATAAAAAATATGGTTACGCCAATCACCCAATGGAAATTGAGGCTTATGATGCGGAAAAAAAATGGAACCGTAAAATGTTGGCCTACCTAAGGTCCGTATAATTGTATGCCCAAATCCGTTATTTTCTTTTTTTAATTTTGGTTGATATTTATTTTGTATATGTATCAACCAAAGCTATATTTAAGATTCGATAAGCCAATTCAAAATGATAAAATCGGTATTGAACAATTGAACAAAATTTTGCGTTTGATTGAAATTGTTTACCCTGAAGTTAGTTGGTGGGATGGTACATCACCATCTGGATGGAATCCATTTACTGGTGAAAATGATGATATACCAGATATAGTTAAATCTTTAACCATTGGCTATTGGCCTGATGGACCAAATAAATTAACTTACGGTATTTGGGATACAAATGACTATAACTATTCAAATGCTATTGATGGTTGGGCATGGTTTAACAATTTTAATTTTGATGCGGATGAAACCAGTACAATGTTTGAACCCATTGATGAATCCATTAAACGTGATTGGACGATTGATGATTTAAAATTTTTACACGATGATAAGGTTTTATTTTATGAAATTGGTTCCGATGGGAATGCAATAAAACACCCTGATATTATGGGTGATGACATGGGTGATATTTTATATATCGGAATTCAAGATGGTAGATATACTGTTTGTTATAAATTAGAAGGTGGTGAAGATATAAAAGGTATTGAAGAATGTTTAATGTCGTCTGAAAATTCTATTCTTAAATGGTTAAATGACGGAACATTACAACCAACACATAAATTTATAAATTTTGATATAGACGATATGCTTCAACCAATTAACGAGTCCAATCGTAAAAAAGACGATATTTTTAGAATTGGTGATTATGTCATTGTTAACGGTTATTATAACGGCGACATAGGTTCAAGTAATAATAAAATCGTTTATTTTGATGATGATTTTGCTCAAATAATTGATACCTATATGGGAAGTGATGGTTTATGGTATTTGTTAGAATTTGAAACTAAAAGAATTAATTTCCCAAAATCAACACCAAGTAATCAAATTTATCTTATGAACGATAATTTTGATGGAAGTAGTTTTAAAATGGAAATTACCATCGAATACCCCGAAGAGTTAGATTTGGACACAATTTTTGGGTATAATTAAATAATCAATATTCACAGTTTTATTAATTTTTATTATTTTTAAAATATGATAAGAACTGTTTACGTTACATACAAGAATTTAGATTTAATTGTTACTGGGTATTATTCCGAATATAAGAGTGGTGATAGAGAACAACCACCAGAACCGGAATCTTTTGAAATTAGTCAAATTTATCGTGGTGATGTTGATGTTACAAACATTTTTATTGAATTACTTCATGATTGGCAGGACTTGGAAATGGTTTGTCTTGAAGAATTAAGAGATTAGTACAAATGGAAGATATTAGAGATTTAATCAAACACATCGAAGAAAAAATTGAAACTGAAAATCGTTTTGCTTTAATGGGTGATTTTTCTAGTAAAGTTTTGGTTGAAGAATTAACCAAAATACTTGTACGACTTAATAAAGTCATTGAAAGTAATTACGCCAAATCATGATATTTATAGTATGTCATGGGTTTAAGAAATAAAAATATAAACGAAAATCAAAACTTCTTAGATAAGAAATATATAATATTTGACGACGAGGCTACCAAACGAGATATTATAAAAATTTATAAGTTACTAATATCTATGGATGTTACACCTTTATCTGTTATTAGGAGTACTAGAAATACAACAGAAAGTTGGATTTATGCTTACGTGGATGAGATTGAAGATTTTATCGATACATATGGTGGCGCTTATTTTAGAATATGGGTTACAAGTTATGATAAACAATTAGCCTTAGATTACGGTGCTATACATAAAAATGATTTAAATATTGATAGTGTTGAAGATAGTAGATTAATTTATTTTAAAGATTTGTTAGACACTTCTGATATAAATTTTTTTCCAGAAAATCTTAATGAAAATTATAAAGATAATGACACACCTGAAGTTGGTGATAATTTAGTTTGCCACAAGTCTGTAGTTATGCAATACAGTGGTGAAGTTGAAGCAACTGAAGGTAAATTGTATGAAATAGTACTTGTAACACATGATAGATTAGCTATAATAAATAATTCTAATCATGAACATTTTTTTTCTATAAAAAAAGGTGACGATAGTTTTTATAAAAAATGGTTTAGCCCATCTATGTCTATTGAAATAGACACTTTTTTGAACCTTTGGATTAGTCATTTTTAATATAAACATAACCATAATAACTACCTTTTTAAGATATTTATAATAACAAACCCGCATGGTTATGGAAGAATATAGTACAAAAGCTCTTTATGATGTTATAAAACTTAACTTATTGTTAAAAGATAAGGATTTGTTACGTTTTATTAGAACTAGTAATGATGAAATATTGGCCGAATATAAAAAAATAAAAAATAAACCTAGTTTAACATTAAATGATATAACCAATAAATATGAAAGTTATACAATCGTTTACATGACAATTAGAGGTATTATGGCAAATGTTAATATTGTAAAACATCAGGAAGTAGCTAGAGAAATAACAAATTTATTTTTAAATGATGTACTAGAAGAAAAATTTAATGATAAACCAGCATCAACATACGATAACGATTAGTAACATATTTATATAAAAAATATAAATGAAAAAATTATTAGTAACAGAATCTCAGTTAAAAAGTATTAAAAATTATCTGATAGAGGCTAAATTAAGGTCTTACGTTTTTGATTGGGACGACAATATATTAAGAATGCCAACAAAAATATTCCTTAAAAGTGATAAGGGTGATGTTGTTGGTATGTCTACAGAAGATTTCGCCACCTATAGAAGTAAAGTGGGTAAAGAACCTTTTAAATATGAAGGATATGTGATTACAAATTTTGATGATGATCCTTTTAGAGATTTTAAAGATTATAAATCATTTATAAGAGACACAGAAAAGGCCATACACAACCAAAGTTTTGCACCAAGTTACAAAAAATTTATTGAAGCTTTGATTTATGCCAACCCTTTCGCTATTAATACAGCTCGGGGACATAATCCTAAAGCACTTAAAGAAGGTGTTAAAGTATTTATTAACATGGTGTTAGAACCAAAAGAAAAAGAAATAATGGTTAGTAACATCAAAAAAGAATTACCAGTTAACCTAACAAAAGGTTTAAATAATGAACAATTAATTGATTTATATTTAGATGAAAGGGGTGAGTATTATCCCGTATCATCCGAAGAATTCGGTCAAAGATTTGGTTTGGAAACTTCTGGTGGGGCAGCCAATCCTGAACATGCAAAACAAGTAGCTATAGAACATTTTGTTAAAAAACTTTTAGATGGTGTTAAAACATATGTGGTTAAAGGTAAGTACAAAAAAATATCTTTAGGGTTTTCTGATGATGACATTAGAAATGTTAAAGGTGTTGAGGAATTTATCGAAACGGAACTAAAAAAATTATACCCTGAAGTAAATTTTGTTATCTATGATACTTCTGAGGGTGGTAAGAAAAAAATGGTGGTACAAAAAGATTAATGAACTTAAAAAGTTTAATAAAGGAACAATTAATATTTGAAGGTAGAATAGAAGATGCCAAATCTTTTGTCGTTAAAGATTTCCAAGATTTATTAATACCACAATCTTACAAAGAAGGTGAAAGAATGCCAGAATGGTTTCAAAAGTTAGTGGATAGTGATCCGTCTGGTAATCAAAAATATTTAATGTGGGCCTTAAAACAAATTAAAAAACACTCAGGTAAGTTCCATCCTTTTATATTAACCGATGTGGTCTTAGAAAAAATTATAGAAGGTTTTGTTAATTTTCATAAGTTACAAGACAAACTAAATAAAGAAAATATAGATAAAGTGGTGTCTTGGAAAGCTGTATCGAACCCAACGGAATTTAACATAAACTACGGTATGGATTCACCTTACTTTAAGTTTAGATACCCAATAGAAGAACTAAATAAAGTATTGAGTAATCCGAAAGACATAAATTCTTACTATGACTTTTATATGTTATGGGAGATGGTGAATGCTGTAAAACAATTACCTACTAGAGCTGACTTGAAAAAGGAGGCCGTAAAACTTACTGATGATAATTATTGGTTGGTGATAGTACCTATGTCACATAGGGCTTCATGTAGTTACGGTTCCAATACTAGATGGTGTACAACATCAAAAGAAGATACACAATACAATAAATATCAATCCAATACAAGTAGTTTGTTTTATTTCATACCTAAAACAAACCCTTTAAAATCACACCAAGATTATTTTGTAGAATATATGGATGTTGAATATGATTTAAGTAAAATTGCATTACATATGAATTTTGAGGGTGATTTAATTTTTTATGACGCTTCTGACGGTGAAATAGAAAGCTATGACGTAACAAATCTTGTTGCTCAAGTATATGGATTAGAATCCGCACAATCTTTCGGTACAAGTGTGTTAAAAGCTGAAGACTATCATAAATCCAAAATAGAAAAATAACCAAAATTTTTTAACGTCTTAACCATTTCGTCACTTACTTCAGAAAAAGTTTCTGCATTTAAAGTTACTTTTTGATTTACATTGTAAACGGTTGTGTTACTATATATTACTCTACCTACTATTTTGCCGAATATTTTTACACCTTTAACCAAATAATTACCGTTAAAATAATACTTAGACTTCATTATTTCTAATATCTTTTAAAATTTTTTCTAGGGATTCTTTATCTCTGTTAACCAATTCAACTTCTACATTACTACGTCTTTTATCAATACTTTTGGTAAACCTAGTTTTAATTCTATTGTAGTAATATTCATTGAACCAAACATCGTAATGGTAATTTGTTTTAGCAGATTTATCAACACCAGACACATTAATTATACAACCATTTGATGCTTTGTTTATGGAAAGAAAAACATTTCCTTTTTGTATTAATTGTTTTTCAGACAATGGGGCATATAATAAATCAGCCTCTTCATCTCTAACCAATGTATTAAAAATGTTTAATGTGGTTTTTTGTATTTCATTTAAAGTTGTGTTTGATGAGTTAGCACTTTGTGATATACCAATAATGGTTCTGGCATATCTCATTTTAAAAAATAATTTAATTTTTCTAAAGATTTTTTTCATATTAATAATTTAACATACTTTTATAAGGTAATTCACTAAAATCACAACCACTTAATTCTTTGTATTTAACTTTTAAACGACTTTTAAAGGTTTTATTATAAACCTGATAATCCATGTGTTTATCCAACCAAAACCCCAACATTCTTGCCGCACCTTTTAGTTGTTCGATAGTCTCACAACTATCTATAACATTCAATACTTTGTAGTAATCTTTCCAAATTTCCATTATGATAAGAATTTAATAATTTTTTCTTTAATACCTGTTTGTTTAATACCTTCCATGTCTTTTGGACAATGAACAAAATTATCTAAAGAGAACATCTTTAAATCATCCACCGCCACCCAATGGGTAACACCTAACTTTTCTTTGTTTTGTTTCAACCACAGGTTGATTTCAACAACTCTTCCACCCTCCAAATCAGAACCATTTGGTGTTGGTAATTCGGGTGTCATATCAAACGGTGCTTTAATAACACCATTAAACTCCATGAATATTTCTTTGATTTGGCCCAAACTGTAGTGGTATTTCCAATCGGAAGATAAAACCATTTCAGCCCCAGTTTCTTCTAGGATTTTATTTAAAACTTTTACAGCCTTTTTATCAAATGGGTATGCATTCCATTTGTTATCCTGTGACATATCCCAACAAGGGGCTGTCGCTAATACACCATCGATATCGATAAAAATTAATTTCATGATTACAAATATAAGAATTTTTCTTACATATCTCTACCACTTTCAAAAATATGTTTTAAAACTGGGAACCTTAGACTTACACCACCTTCTTGATTTTGTGTTTCTTCAAAAAATTGTATAGTAGCCAATTTACCAACAATCTTTGACGGGTCCCTGAAAAATTCTTTACGTTGTTCAAGCGTAAAACCACTACCAACACCAACTTCATAACCTTTATGTTCGATAACAATTTGTGATGTCATGGTTTCAGTAACTTCTTTACCATCCACCACGATACGAATTGGACCGTAATTAATTCCTTTAACAACGTATTCAGCATCATGAAAGTTTTTAGCTTTTAATAAATCCTTACTACGTTTACCTTTATACCCAACATCTTTACGAACCATAACACCCTCCCAACCGTTGTTCTCAGCCTCATCTAACCATTTTTGAAAGTGTTGGATGTTTTCTACCTTTTCTTGGGGTAAAATTTCACAAGTACCCAAGAGGTGTGGGGCTTTATTTAATAAAACTTGTTCAAAAGCCACAAAATTACTGGATAAAACTTCTAATCTTTTAGATAAATTACGTACACTAGTTTTGTTACTAAATTCTTCTAATGATAACATATCAAAAATTTTGTACTTTACATTATCAATACGGTGGTTTTTACGACGAATTTCTTTCATTATGTTAGTGAAATTCTCTGAATAATAACGTGTAATTTTTTTAATTTTTTTCATATTTCCAAATGTAATTTTTAAACTTATCTCGTCTACCCTTACAACAATCAATAACACCGTCCCTGGATATACCCAAGTCTTTTGTGATATCCCCACCACAGTCCCAAATTTTTACTAATTCACCGTTTAATGTGTATTGGCCTATCTTTTTCTTTTTTTTGGCTTGTGATAATAGTAATATTTTTTTATGTTCATCTGTTAGTTTAGACCCATATCTGGGGTTACCTTCACCTTTACGATTTTGAGAGTGTACGTTTTTGGATGACTCACTCCAAGAAGAACCCAAATTAAAACCCCTACCTTGGTTATTTTTAATAGATTCCATTAAACTTTCTCTCATTTTATTAACCCTGTCCGGGTTATGTTTAACACCTAATAAAGATTTCCTTATTTTATCACCAAAACCAATTGGTTTTGGTTTTCGTAATTTATCTTTAGTTTCTTCAGTATGTTTTATATTATTTTTTAATTTTTCATATATTCTACTACTTATGTTATAATCTCTTTTTTGATTTTTATTGTTTAATTGGTTACTCATAGCCCAAAAGGCGAAAAACAATTTTTTTTCTTTTGGGTATATCTCACATAGTAATTGGTGGCACAAGTAATGTTCTCTTGCTGTTAAATAAACTAAATTTTCCTTTTCATCAGTACCACCCATACATTTAGGTATTATGTGGTGAAGTTCTTTATAAGATGTTAATTCTCTATTTTTAGCTCTATCTATTATTTGATAGTAAATTTTTTGATAATTCATAATTATAATGTATTATTATAAATATCATAAAACTAATAACTTTCATTATAGTTTGAAATTATATCGTCATCGTCAGTTAAATCACTAACTAATTTTATACCATTAGTTGTTTCTACCAAATCAGTGTTTTTATACCTCTCAACGGAACCGTCCTCAAATTCTATTTCAACATATTCGTCAACCATACAGATTTCACCATCAAAAACTATGTTACTAAAGTTTAATTGTGATATCGCATCTTCCACTTTACCTAACGTGTCAAAAATCTTACCTTGTCTAGAAAAAGAAGTTACTTTACCGTTTTCATCTATCACAACAATACAACGTACACCATCCAATTTACGTGAAACAAACCAATCTTCTTTTTCAAAATCAACCATCTCAGGTTCAAACTTTTCTGCCAAAGCCACATCAAATGTTGGAATGGTTCCAGGAACCGCCTTATTAATTATGGATTCACCAATACGACATTTAAGGTCTTTGTCTATTATATCATAAATAACTTCTTTATGTTCAATATTGGCAGCAATAAAAGAGTTAACAAGACCTATTGCGTTATGTCCTGTAACTTCACGAGTACGCAATTCATCCAATAATTCAAATATGGTATAGTTTTTTTCTGTTAATGCCAAAATGGTTTCATTCTTTTTACAGTTATCTGATGTTATATGAAACTGATAGAATGGGTTATAAACATACATGAATAGTTTTTTTAATTCACTATCATGAAAATATTCTTTAATTAAACTGATTTTGTTGTTAGAAGATGAGTTAGATTGTAACCTATCAATCAACTCTTTTGTACGACCTAAAATATTTTTCATATCACAAATATAGTTATTATTTATTTAATACACAAAATATAGTAAAATTATTATATGAATGAAGAGTTAGAAAGTAAAATTAGGGGTATTGTTGGTTTATATAACTTTTACAAATACCATATGAACACACCACAACGAGTTGGTTTACTAACTCTATGGATTGAAGTTAGTGTCAGCAAAGAGGAGTATGAGGTGGCAGATGTCCTACAAAAAGAATTAAATAAAATATTAAATGGTGAGGAAGAATATTTTTTAACCCCACCATCTAATATAACTTTTATACCCACAGATACCGATAATTTAAAAGATAAAATTTGGGATATAATGGGAAAACCCAAAAACAAACCTATTTTTAAACCTGAAAAAAAATTAAAATGGGTAAACTTATGGGGTACTGGTAAGTTTAAGTTGATAGATATATCTCTTAATACTTTTATTATTTTTAATTTCGGTGTTGAATTTAGTTAAAGGTAAATTCAATTAAAGACCAACTACCTTTATAATCGTTAATACCTGTTTGTTTAAACCACTCAACAGACATGTAGTTAGTATCACTTATTTTAACTTCTCTCTTACTAACTAAAACATCATCAATTAAAATACGCATTTCAAACCAATAATTTTGTTTTGCGGCAATATTAAACATAACCTTATCACCCCTTTTTAAACCCCAATAATTAATAGTTTGTATTTTAGTATTATCAATCACTCTTAAATCAAAATCCTCATGAGATGGTTCAGTTCTTACATTAAAATCGTTGGCGGGCATTATAATAGTGGGGAAAAATTCTAACTCATAAGTTATTTTATGGAACTCAACATTTTCTTTTTTACAAGAAGAAAATAAAAAAACACTTAGTAGAACAATCGGTAAAATAAATCTTTTCATAATTAATTATTTTTACAAATATAAAAAATAAAAATATATAGGCATAAAAAATGGGGATAAAAATTACCCCCATTTTAAATTACTTAACAACAGTGGTGTCTACAACAGTAACATCAACTTGGACACTATCTTTTACAACAGTAGAACTATCTACTTTTGGTAATGAATCCGTTTTAACTGCTTCACCTTCAGTGGCGGTAGAACCACAAGAAGCTACTAAAGTAACAATACTTAAAATAAAGAATAATTTTTTCATTTTTTTAATTTAATTTTTTTTTATTAATTGTTTTTTAATTATAGGAAATATATCCCATACAGTAAATATCAAGAAACAATCAAAGTGTTAAAATTTTTACGATATTCTAATACTGATAATTCTTTGGCTTTGGACTCAAACATTAAATCTAAATTATGACCATATGTATTAACTTCATTACGTACATAATCATGATGTGCTCTAACATTTTTATTATCACGTGGTTCCGATACATGAACAACAGGTGTAATACCTTCAGGCCATGTAGATATGGCCAATTCTAAAGCTTCTTTAGTAGACATACCATCATTATGACAATTGTGGTGATGATAATCAAATACAATAGGAACACCTGTATGTTCGTGTACATACATAAGGTCAGCTACTGTAAACATATTGGGTTTATCATCGTTTTCGATTGTAAGACGGGATTTGGCGGTGTCACCGAGTAAATGAAAATTATCCACCCAACGTTTAAGTGCATCGGACTTATTACCATAAGCACCACCAACATGAATATTAATTTTAGAAAAAGGTGTTTTAGGTAAACCAATCATATCCATTATTTCAGAATGACGATTAAGTTCTGCAACAGTTTTAGTAATAACGTCTTGATTTGGTGAGGCTAGAACATTAAAAGGTCCGGGGTGAAAACCAACTCGATGGTTATATTGTTCGATAAGATTACCTAAACCTGTCATTATATTTTTAATTTTAACAATATCGGGTAAATTATCAAAACTATATTCACTTGACCATGGAAACATATCCGAACTCATACGATAAAGTGTGATATTGTGTTTTTCATTCCATTTAATAACCTCAACAAGGTCACGAACATTTTGTAAAGAAAGTTCAGAGGCATAAGGTAAACCTTTATTCTGAAAAGTTTTTTTAATCATACCACGATTAGTAGTAATACCTTGTTCCCCCAAGGTCATATTAATACAAGCATATCCAATTCTCATAAAACAAAGATAACTTTAATTTTTTAATTAACAAAATATATTTATTGTATATGAGTAACAACGAACATACCAGCAAAGTTTTTGTTTTATTAGAGGCAATCAAACAATCAAAAGCACGTTATATTGAAATAAAATCAAAAGAAGGTTTATCAATATATAAAATGAAATTATTGTTAGAAGATAAAGATTTAGTCGAACTTTTAGACGGGTTTTTCGATGAAGGTTTTATCGTAAAAGAAATTAGTAAAAAAGAATTTGATGATTTTGAAGGTGTGGAAACTTTAAATTTTAATCTCTAATATACTCTTCTTTAATTTTTTCAATTAAAAAATGTTTTTGTGAACCAAGAGAGGGTGGTAATTCATTTTCTGTAAAATCTACTATTTCGTTTATTAAATTATTAATAAATTTTTTAATAACCACTTCTTTATTATCAACATCACTATTTGATAATACTAACATTAAATCTTTTTCCCACTTTTTCATCATAAAACTGTTTATAGTTATAAATTTAGTTATATTTATTTAATAAATAAAGGTATTATGAAAAAAAGATTAGTGATGGATAATCACAAAATAAGAAAAATTGTTAGTGAAAAACTAAAACAAGACGGTACCTTCATTAAAGAAGATAAGATAGATAAAGCTATCAAAGATTATTTAAACGAAAGAAAAGATAATCAATCAGATTTTGAAGGTGAAGAAAATTCATTTAGTCCAAAAGCCAAAAAAGCTTTTGGTGATATGATACGTGGTTTAAATGATATAATAGAAGATTTACGTATTATACAAGTGAAAGAACCAGATATTTTGGTTGATGAAATGCCAGGAGCCGGTGAATTTTACTCGGAAAATGCGATAGAAGAAATTATAAACACGATTGAATCCGTTTTAGACAATTTAGAGTATTTAAAAAATTTAAATTCTGATGTTTAGTATTGTTTTAAAAATATTTAAATTTTAACAAATATTTTAAATATGATAGATGAGTTATACGACAATGTTGTAAGTTTATGTAATGAAATTGGTTATTTGGATTTAGTTAATGGTTTTAAAACAGAAGATTACTTAAGATGGTCTTCAAACAAAATATTTCAATTTGACAATATACACATTAAAAGGGAATATCCTTTATGTGCTTTATCTTATGATAATTTTTTTCGTTCACCATTTTCTATCGTTTTTAGTGAAGATGGTACAATTACGAATATTTATTAAGTATGGGAATTATAGGACACAAAGAAAGAGCTTTAATACGTAGAGGTTTATATGTAGAAAACGCTTTAAAAAGAAGAGATTTAATTGTTGAGGACGATCAATTAGATATTTTTGGTAATAATGAAACAAATAAGTCTAAAAACATTAAAATATTTAAAATAGTAGACGATTCTGGCAAATTCAATTCTAAAAATTTTAGAAATTTCATATTATTTGATAGTGGTATTTACCCTAAATGTTCACCGGAGGTTTTAAATACAACTGAAAATATCGTATCACCTTGTGTTGGTAAAATTGATACTGAAAACTGTAAAACAGGTGATGGTATTATAGGTGGTAGATATACTAGTGAGTCTCGTGGGGGTGTTGGTTTGTGGTCTGTAATAAATTTTTTTGACACAAATAGTGATGTTGAAAAAGTGATAAAAGAAGTACATCAAAAAAGTAGTACAGATTTAAATTTAAATGAGTGGATAAATATTAATATTAAAGATTTAGTTGGTGATAACGGTAAATATACTAGTATTTTAGCTGATAAGGTTTTAACAAAAACATCTGGTACCAGATTTAAAGGTAATAAAAATGAAGAGGTCGTAATTAAAGTCTTAGAAAAAAATTACCCTGGTATTGTAATTAATAGATTTTGTGATGGTGATGTTAGAGATAGAATAGAAGGTCAAGATTTAATGATTACATTTGACGGTATCACTAAATACGTTCAAGTAAAACCTTTATATGGTAATGTGGTTTTACATACTAAAATGGATGGTGATGTTTATTTTGAAGTACCGTCTTATACTGACATTTTAGGTAAATACTCACCAAATAAAGTACAAAAATTGGCATTTGTAAGTGGTGAAGATTATATTATTTTTGATTATAAACATGATTTGGTACAACAAAAACTAAATCCTGTTACTTACTCTAAAGCACCTAAATACTTATTAAATTTCAAAAACGAACCATCATTAAAATCTGCCTCTCTAAAAATAAAAGAGGTTGATGAGTTAAAAAATACACCTAAAGACGAAAAAGTTAAAATTTTAAAAAATAAATTAAATGATTATAAATCTTTAATTTATGATTATAATCAAAAAATTAAATTTATACAACAGGCTATTAAAAATTTAGGTGATTAAACTTTGTAAACACTTTTACCAGTTGTTGTATTAAAGTTTATTAAAACTAACATTAATTTTTTTGGTATTATCACAGTGTTTTCTGTAAAACTGAAAAAATCTGGTTGATTTCTAAACACAGCCACATGATATTCTGTACCCGTATCTTTACCAAATACGATTAAATCTGTATCATATTCTCTTCTTAAAGAGTTTGTTTTTACAATATAATAATCACCTTCTTTTTCAAGACCAGTAAAAGGTTTAACTTGGGTTGTAAGTCCAGAACTTTTTGGTGGTAAAATTTTACCGTTTGAAAATATTTTCATGTCTATTCCCATAAAATCTAAAGTACCTCCAGCTTCAGCCAACATATCAACTTTAATTACCCCTGGTAAAGTTTCTATTGTACTTTTAACATAATTTTCTCTTTTAGTCCCACTACTTCTTGTTTTATTTATAGCATCAACAATAGAATTTTTTAATGCTGAATTAGGACCAAATATTTCAAACATATCTTCTATTATTTTTTGTAAAAATAATTTATTTTCTTCACTATTTTTTTGTGAAAAATTTTTATTATAAGTAATATGATTGCCGTATTTATTTTTTAAGTAAGGTAGTACAACTTTATCTCTAACAGTCCAATGTGTGTTTATAAAATTGTAATTAGACCAATTTGGGTCGTCGTTAGGTGTTATTGGTCTTATAATACCATAATTACCTGAAGGTCCACGACCCCAATATTCGGTATTACCATAAATTTCTTTTAATATATTATTTATAACAACTTTATATTCGTTTTCAAAAGGAGAATAAGCCATAATTATTGATTATTTTAGATATTTATAAATATAGTAAAAATTTTTAAACAATGAAAATTATTTTAGATAAAATAAGAGAAGTATTAACGGAAAGTAGGGTTGAAGATGTAAAAAAGAGATTCCCCAACGTTGATTCACAAATTATAGATTATTTCGTAAATAATGACCCATCCGGCAATCAAAAATATTTGGATTGGATGGTTAAAGCTATAACACACAAGCCAACATTACAAACTATTGGTAATATAATGGGTAATAATGAATACCTTGATGGTGGTTATTGGGGTGGGACAGCCGCTTTTATTTCTGTTTTAATTAATAGATTCCATAACCTATTACCGTATTTAGTACATGAAGAAAACGGTAAAAAGGTGGGTACTACTGATTTATATCAATATAAGTTTAGTGATAGTGAAATGATAAATTATTTGATTTTTGATTTAGATAGAGCTGAAGAACGTAAAAAAAAGAAAGAATTATCTAAAAAATTAAAATCTGAAGCTGATAAAATTTATGAAGATAAAAATTGGTTGGTTGTAAGAGCTAGGACTTGGGAGGCTTCCTGTCATTATGGTGCTGGTACAAAATGGTGTACAACTTCAAAAGAAAGTGATACCCATTTTAAACGTGAAACAGACCGTCAATTTTTGATTTATGTAATTAATAAAAATGAAACTTCTGAAAATCCATTATATAAGGTGGCTTGGCAAATACCTTATGATAAAAAAATTAATAAATACATGAAATTTGGTTTAGAAGGTGATTGGGAGATTGATTGGTCAAAGATTAAATTGTGGAATGCCGAAGATACAAATATTGCAAATCGTTTAGGTAGTGAATACTTACTTTCTGTACCTAAAAAAATTAAGGCAGAGATTTTAAAATACATGCAAAATAAAATGGATGAGATGTATGAAAATATGGGTTATGTTGATGATCCAAATATTCAGGCATTGGTTACATATTTGGGTTTAACACAAGAAGAGGCTGACGAGGTAATAGAAGAAAGGTATACACATTATGGTTTAAAAATTTATACAAATGATGATCATGGTTCATACGCTGTGGGAATATTTGAAGAGGCACAAAACGCTTTAAGAGAATGGGCTGAAGGTTATTATGATGACATTGGTCCTTTTGAAATAATGGGTGATAGAATTAAATATTATGTCACAATACCTGATGCTGATAATATAGCCTCGGAAGATGCTACTTTTTATGTTGATGATATTAGTGATGATGATTTAATTGATTACGCCAAAGGTTATAGTGATGATATTGATAATCTTATTGAGGAGTATAATATTAATAGTGGTATATTGGAAGGTTTTGACGATGAAATATCTGAATTGATGACCAAATTAGAACAACAAGAAATATCGGAAGAAGAATATAAAAAAGAAATGGAAGAATATGAGGCCGAAAAAGAAGAAATGGAAGAATATCAACCAAAATTATTAGAAAGAATACGTGAAAAATATAGGGATGAAATTTATAAAGATAAATTACGTCAGATGGAAGATGACCCATGGGATTGGTTGCGGGAAATGGGTTGGGCAGATAGAAATGGTTTAAGTAAAAACGCAATAAATAGTGGTCTTGTTGAAATTAATCGAGAATCTTTAATTGATGACCTTGTAGATGGTTGGGATTTTGAGGTACTTAGTGATGATGGTCGGTGGGATGAGGTCAATGTTGATAGTAGAACTTATTATATATTTAATGTTTCATAATCTTGAATAACAAGATATTTATAAAATAAAATAATAAATGACATTTTTTACTAATTTAACACTTAGAGGTATTAAAAAATCAGCATTAACACATGCTGAATTAGATAATAATTTTGTTGCTCTCGACAGTGGGTTATCTAATTTACAAAACCAAGTAAGTTTTATAAGTGGCGGTAGTCAAACTCTTGCTCAAACATTGTCTAATGGCAATACATCAGGAGCGTATGATATTTTAATAAACACTGGTCAAAAAATAGGATTTAAGGATGGTAATAATACTTACACAACATATATTTCCAACAACCAAACTCAGGCCGGAAATAGAACGGTTTATTTACCTTTATTTGATGGACAAATTGCATATCACGCCACCGGATCACCGTTAACAACAAATTATATCTTAAAAGGCACTACAAATGGGGCTATTACTTCGAGTAGTTTAATATACGACAATGGGACTAATGTAGGTATAGGAACGGCAAGTCCTTCTTATAAATTACAAATAAATACAGCATTAGCCGATTTTGATGGTTTACAAATAAAAAACACAAGTACAAATGCAGCGGCAGGTGCTTATTTGTTATTTACTAATGGAAGTGGTGCTAATGCTGAAATTGTTTTAAAACAAGGTTCGTCTTTTGCTGGATATGGAGCTGCAAATGACATGACTTTTAGAGCTGGTGTAGGAGCAGCTTATATGAATTTTGTTTCTGAAAGTACTAACGGTTTTAGATTTTATCCAAGTGCAGCTGGTGGAGCATCTTTAGCAACATTAACTCCTACATTAGCTATCGCAGGAACCGAGAGAGTTGGTTTTGGTATATCGTCGCCAAACGCTAAAGCGCATATTGTGGGTGCAACCTCCGCCGCCGGCGCATACGCATTAAGGGTAGATGATAGTTCAAATAGTCCATTATTTTGTGTTCAAAATGATGGAACGGTAGGAATTGGAACAATTAGTCCGGTTGTAAAATTACATGTAGAGGGGTTATCTTATTTAAACGGTGGTGCAAGGATTACAAGTGTCGGTATTGGTGGATATTGGGGTGGATTAGCAAATGAAATTTTAACTTTACAAGCAACAACAGGAAATCCATTAATCTTACAATATACAGAAGTTGGGCAAGTAGCTATTGGAACAAATGCACCAAACACATCATCGATATTAGATATTGTTAGTACAAATAAGGGTGTTTTATTGCCCCGAATGACTACCGCACAAAGAACTTCTATTCCTTCCCCAGCTATAGGGTTAATAGTTTATCAAACAGATGCAACAGAAGGTCTTTACATATATAAATCTAGTGGTTGGACATTCATAGCATAAAAATTATTAATATATAATAAAAAAATAAAAAAATAAAACAACATGAAGTACAAACATTTAAAAACAACAATTTTAGCAGGAAGTGCTAACGTAGATGTTCCAGCTAATACATCTACTTTTCAGGCGAATATCAAATTTGAAATCTTACCTGAAATAGAAGGTCATGAAATACCTGAACAATACAAAACACCTGAGTTAACTTTCTTTGGATTAGTATTTAATACATTAAATATGGAAGAAGTACTAAATCAGGCGGACAGTAAGGGTGTTGAAAGATTGAAAGAGGTTTATGGGGTGACTAATATAGAGTAAATAACTTAAAAAATGGGAAATTTAATATTAAAAGAACAATCGGTATCAGGTTTTACTGCTGCTCCATTAAACAAAATAAAAATTGCTTATGGAAATGATGATAACCTATACAGAATTGATGATGCTAATAACGCGGTTGTAATTGGTGGCGGTGGTGGTAGTCAAACTCTTGCTCAAACTTTAGCTCTGGGCAATACATCAGGAGCGTATGACATCTTAATGAATACAACCCAACGTATAGGGTTCAAAGATGGGGATAACACTTACACAACTTATTTAAGTAACAACATTACAACTGCGGCCAATAGAACGGTTTATTTACCATTGTTTGATGGACAGTTAGCTTATCATGCTACTGGAACACCACCAACAACAAATTATGTTTTAAAAGGAACAACTAATGGGGCTATTACTTCGGGGATAATCTACGACAATGGAACAAATGTTGGTATTGGGACATCATCACCAACAACTAAATTATCTGTTTATGCAGGAACAGTAACTAATACAGATTTATTTTCAGTAAAGATAGCTTCAAATCAAGCAGCATTAAATGTTAATGATGCGAATTGGGTTTCCATTAATTCAAACACAAGAGTTGGTACTGAAAGTTTATATATTAATGGTACGCAAGTAACAAGTGAAATATCTATATTAGGAACTAATATGCTTAGATTTGCTGATAGTGGTTTTTCGACTATAACAAGTCCGAATTTGGATTTTGTTGGAACAATGAATGGTGGTTATCAATTTAATGGTTATGGAACATTACCGCACGGTAATTCTAACTTTTTATCGTTAATACCAAATACTAATAACGGTTCATTAGCTACTTTCTTTAATAATTTAGTTAGAATAAAGGCAAACGGTAACACTGATACACAAAAATATTTTGCAGTAACCAGTTTCACAGCGGATACTATACCAACAGATACTTTAACTTATTTTAAAGGTTCCACCTCCGCAGCAGGTGCATATGCTTTAAAGGTAGATAACTCAAGTAGTAATCCTTTATTACATATAGCCAACACTATTAACGGACAAGCAAATGGGTTAAATCAAGGAAATGGCAATTTGGCGATGTATTACGACACATCGGGGGCCGGATATGCTGTTTTACGTTCATTAAATTATAATTCCGTTTCTTTTGGCACACATTCATCACCTTATAGAATTATATTAGGTAGGGATGGAAATGTTTATACAAATGACAGGTTGTTTGTGATGTTAAATGATCCCATTGCCGCAGTTACCGAAACGGTAAGTGTTGGTAGAACTACTCATGGAGTTAATGGCTCTACATCATCAATGGTCGTATTAAATATAACGATGGGTTCAACTAATTCAGGTTTAGGGTTATTTGCTATTGGTGCCACTGGTCAAGGTGGAACAACCGGAAACGCAACGATGAATTTTAAATATGATCCAATAAGTTACAGTGGGACAGTAAATTCAGCTAATAACAATTATTATCGTGTTGCAATTGGTAAATCCCCATCAACGGATTATAGATTAGAAATTTCAGGTGGAACAAGAATTGAATCGGATAGTTATACCACGTCGGCTGCTGTTTTAGAGTTATCGTCTACTACACAAGGTCTATTATTACCTAGAATGACATCTACACAAGCTAGTGCTATAACGGCCGTAAATGGTTTAATTTTATATGTAACCGATACTAACTTAACATTCACTTCTGTAGGTTTTTGGGGTTATGAGAATGGGTCATGGGTAAAACTTTAATGGTAAAAATATTACAAAATAATTTTATAAAATTATATTTTACTTTTTATAAAATTATTTTATTTTTTAAATATAAAATAAAAATTTAAAATAAAAATGAAAATGAAAGATAAAGAAATAACATTAAAATTTAACTTAGATGAAGTTAATGTAATTTTGACCGGTTTAAGTGAGTTACCTAGTAAAATAAGTTATGGTTTAATAACTAAAATCAAAAATGACGCTCAAAATCAAATAGAAGATGAGGATGCAAATAAGTTAGATTTAAAAAATGATTAAACAAAAAACCCCACAATTTGTGGGGTTTTGTTTTTAAAGTACAAACTCTGTATCAAACTCTTTTTTAAACATATAAAGACCAGCATGTTTTCTTAAATCATTTTTAGAGTGTTCACCAATACCCATACCATAATCGTGTGAACCAACATCAGTTAAAGAATTTAATAAATCCCAAGTCGTCATATCGGTTTTGGCGTTTTTCCAATGACGGTTTGTCAGTGTTTCCAAATTAATACCTCTTTCTTTATAAGAAGATTGAATTTCACCTATTGGAAAAAATTTATCCAAAACCGCTTCAACACGAGCATCATTTTTATCTGTAACCTTACTACTAACCAAATCACGGAATTTTAAAACTTCATTATATGAAGCTGAAATTGTACTCATTTTTTGAACTTGATTGGTAAATATACCTTGAAATTTCTTATTGGTTTCACTTAAAGACTTAACTTCTCTCATAAATTTGTTGATGTTATCAACCGAGTTACTTTCCAAACGTGGACCCATTTCAAGACGACGAGGACCAATTAAACCATTTTCACAAACTAAACGAATTACATACGGGTCAATAGCAATATCTTCAGTGGGACCGGCTGTTACAATAACACCTGTGTGAAAACTTTCATCTTTTAAATCAGGTACGTCAAAAGCCCATCCACTTTTAACTGTTGATATTTGAATGTTACCCTCACCAGAAATAGACATACTACCAATGTCTAAATTATTATCATTAATCACATTTTCAACCATATCAAAATAAAAATCAGGTGAAATGTAAGGTTTAGACGCGTCAGTGATAGCCACAACCATTTTAGTTGATGGTGAAATGTAAATTGACACCAACATATCTTTTGATGTGGCAATTTTATTCTTAATAACTTTAACTAATTGATTACGAGAATTCATACCAAAAATATCGGTAAATTTACCCATAAAAGCGTCAGTTATTTTGAGAGTTTTAAGTAAAGATTTGAAAGCGTTTGAAGATAGTTTTAAACTAACGCCTTCAATATTAATACCACCGTTACGATTTTCAGGATTTTCAAAGTCAATATTTAACTCGGAGATTGTTAAGTTTTTACGAATTGGGTAATTGGATTTTACCTCTTTTTTAAATGTTTCAAATTTTGTGTTTTCCATGTAATAATATTTTAGACTACAAATATAAGTTATACTTTCAATAAATACAAATTTTTTGTTTAAAATTAATCTTCCACGTCGATTAGTTCGTCATTATCAACAGGATTAGTTTCAACCAAGGTTTCTTTAATTTTGGTTTCCTCATTTTCTTGATTTTCTTGAGCTTGTTTCAATAAATTTTCCAAAAGTTTATCATTTTCGGTTTGAAAACTATCCATTTCTTTTTGGATTTGAATGGCTCTTTCAAGTTCGTTAAATTTTTTGGAATCGTAATTAAGTTCACCAGTTTCTTTGTCTAAAACCATGTATAATTTTTTACGAATATCACCTCTACGATTTTTAACATAAACTAAATAACGTTGACCTGTAATTTCGTCAATACGAACATACATCATTGCGGTTGTGTTATGTTTTAACTTGGTAGAACCCGCATATTCACCACCTTTTGTAATATGCTGGATAACGTCAAATGCTGTATATTTTTTTGATTGATTTTCACCCTTAGTGTGTTTAACCAATAAATTAATTAACCAAGTTTCAACAGAAGACGCTGTTAATTTGTTTTGACTATCTTTAATTTTGTCTTTTACATCCATAAAGGAGTCAATTAAAACATAATCCCAACCCATATCTAAAGCTTCTTCAACAGCTTTTTTTGGATTTTCATAGTCAGCCAAATAAAGTGTATTTAAATTCATTAATTGAGGTAAATCTTCAGCCAATTCACGGTTATCAATTGGGTTCATTTCAGAAGAAATATATAAACAAGTCCTACCTGGATTATATTTTTCAATTCCTGACATTTTATCAACTAATAATGTGGTTTTACCCGAACCAGGTTCACCTACAACTACTGTAATAGTGGCAGGCATTGTACCACCCTTCTTAGATATAATATTATCCACAAATTTACCACATTTTAAAGGTATAAACACTTCAGGCGGAAAATTAAAATCCGTTAATTTTACAATTTGTACTTTTTGTTCAGACTTTGCCATACAATTTTGTTTAGTTTTTAATTATGATTACAAATATATAACATTTAGATTAATTACACAAATTTATTTATGGAAAATAAAGAAATGGTAAATCACCCGCAACATTATGGTGGTAAAGATAATAAATATGAGGCAATTAAAGTAATAGACGCGTGGGGTTTGGGGTTTTCTTTAGGAAATACCGTAAAATACATATCTAGAGCAGGTAAAAAGAACCAAGAAAAGGAGTTAGAAGACCTTAAAAAGGCATTATGGTACTTAAATCACCATATCCAAACATTAGAGAGTAAACTGAAAGAAAATTCGTGATATTTAATCACCCCACACCCATTTTTTATTACCACAATCCCAAATAATGTTGTAACCACGTTCATACATTATTTGTTTTTCAGTCTTATTCGGATCATAACCATCTTTAATTAATTTATCTTTCCTAAAATTATATCTGTGCATTCTAACCAAGTCTTTGAAATACCAATAATTTAATTCGGTATTTTTTAAAAATTTAAAGCCCAATTTTTCATATAAACCACCATCAAAATACCTGTTATCGGAATAAGATACGACATTTTTTGGTTTATAATTTTGTATGAAATGTCCGAACAATTTTGAAGCCCCACCAACTATTTTTGTGTTTAATTTATTACAAAATCTTAACATCTCATATTCATAATTGTTGTTACCCACACCTGAACGATTACCGAATGTCATAACAGAAACCAATTCGTCTTTATAATATAAACCCAAATTTATAGACGCGTTAACAGACCCTTGAATGTGGTTATTACCCAAAAATTTCGATGATTCTTTATTGGTTATTGTTTTTATAACACACTTTCTTGCGAATATATTGGTATCGAATATGTTTAAATTAGCTTTTATAATAGATAATACAATATCTTTTTTAAATAACCACTCATCTTCAAAAATATGTAATAGTTTAATATTTTTATCTTTACATAATAACGTCTTATTTATGTGATATGTTTTACTTTTATTTATTTCACTATGCCAATACAATCCATCATATTCTATGGCTAAATTTTTCTGCGGTATGAAAATATCCAATTCACAACCACCGAGTATCTTTTTATTATTAATCTCAACTAACATCCCAGTCAAATTCTCTATATAACTAACAATATCTCTATGTGGTTTGGTGTAGTTTGATCCGTTAAGTGGGAAACAATTGATGCATATTTCATACCCCAACCTATTTCTTTGATTAAATAAATAATTGTCTATTTTAAAAATTTTGTCACATTTATCACATTTTAATGTTAATACTTTATTTTCGTAATCAATAAAAGTATACCCACTGAAATTATTTAATTTATCTATTATTTTGTTTTTAAAAATCACATTTTTAAACTCTTCACTTTGTGAGTAGTTCTCTACATTAAATTTTGTTAAATTAGTTTTTTTAGATTTTTCTTTAACTTCTTCTAACTGAAAAGGGTTTGATACGCCGTATTTTTTAATAAGATTCTCTTTTCTTAAATTCTTTATATCGTCAGAATACCAATGGTGGGTAAAACCGTATCTTTCTAAATTAGTTTTTTTTACTTTATTTTTTATTTCATCATTATGTAAACTACATGTTACACCATACTTTTCTAAATTAGTTTTTTTTACTTTATTTTTTATTTCATCATTTCTTAAAGGACTTGTTACACCATATTTTTTTACATTAGTTTCCTTTATTTTATTTTTAGTATTTTGGTTATTTACACCACATTTTATAGAACAGTTTTTATTATAACCCTTTTTTAGTGAGATAAATTTCACATCATTTACCCCACAAACCTCACATTTAGGTGGTTTGTTAGTATTATTTATATATAAATAAATTTTCTCTTTAAAAGTTAAGCTGTCTTCTTTATTGAAGTTTATTATTTTTGAGTATAAATCGTAGTTATTGTCCCGTAACCAACTTTCTCTAACCCTAAGACCGTTATTATTTTCAGTAAAATAATCCAGTAAATTTATATTATCCATATTGTATGACTTATTTATCAATAAATATATTCATTTTTAGCCAAAGTCAAATATTTATTTAAAAAAGTGTAAATAATGATAATATCAGAAAAAATATTTGAAAAGATCCTGATAGAAAGTGGAATACGTAATATACGTAATTTGTCTTATAGATACGATAAGGCAAAAATCTACTTTCATCAGGATCTTTGAGGGAACTTGATGGTGTTACAACGGCTATAGCTATGAAAAAATACCTAGAAGATAACGGTATTAAGGTTGTAGAGTGTGAAGTGATACAATACGGTGACCAAGAATTTTCCATTAAAAAACCAATGGCAAGAGGTGATATCATGCCAGTTTTAGTTGACTTCGCTCACGGTAAACCGATGTTTGTTATACATACAGATCATCACGATAAGCAAGTAGGTGCTGAAGCTGGAGCTTCCAAATCATTTAGACACTCTAGGTCCAACGTCGAGACAATTTCTCAAATAATATCAACTAAAGAATTATTCCCTAGTTTTGATATTAATATGATTTCCACTATAGATAGTGCTAATTACGCTAAAATGGGTATATCTCCTGAACAGGTGATGAATTATGTATTTGGGTTAGATAAAGAGAAAAGTTTAGAGGATAACAAAAAGGCTATGGCTCTTGTTTGTAATAAACTTTTGTTGGCTTATAAAAACAAACCAAGATTTTTAGAAAGATTGGTTATGGAATCTAGTCCATCATTGTTAAACATATACCAAAACATAGTTAGAATGGCTAAAGAAGAGGGTTATTCCTCACCAGAGGTTATGTCACAATATTCTAAAGAATATGGTGAAACTATGAAGAATAGTGAAAATGTGAAATATGATGAAAAAACAGGTATTATTTCACAATATGGTGGTGGTTCTATGATTAAACCCGGATCTTATGACAGATACGTACCTTTTAAAAACTTTCCTGACGCTAACTTCTTAATTATAGCTTGGCCTTTAGGTTTACTACAGGCATCATGTAACCCATTTAAACCTGAAAGGTCTATAAAGGGTATAAATTTGGGTGAAATAGCACAGGAAGTATTAAAAAAACACGAACAGGAGTTAAAAAACACAATAATAAGTGTAGACACTTTAAAATACTTCGCCGAAAAACACAAATCTTTTTCAGAGGAGAGTGTTGGTTTTACATTTAAAGATTTAATGTCACTATATGGTGATATTGGTGAAGGTGTTAGGGGTTTAAACACAATTCCAGAAGGTGCCGCACCTGATTATACGGTTGAAAGATGGCAAAACGCTATAAAAAATGTGATGGACAAACATTACTCAACTTTGGGTGAAAGAGAAATTAAGGCATTAAAAATGTTGTCTATAACTGGTTGGGATATTATCCAAGCAAACAGTGGGGGACACAAATGTATAACTAACATATCGGGGTTAATGTATTTCGGCAAGGATGGTGTTCTTTGGCTTAAAAAATTACAATCCGAATTTATTGAAGAATTAAAAAACTTAATATTACAAAATGAAAACTAAATTAAAACAAATTTTACTACAAATATTCACAACCAAAGTTGGTTGGTTAGGATTTTCTATGTTTTGTGCCATATTATTTGGTACAATAGCGGAAGATTATGAATGGGCACAAATACCTTTTATTTTATCTTGGATTTGGCCGGTTCTTTATACTTTAATTGGTATCACATATGCTTGGATTATAAACCCAATTAGACAATACAAAGAAACTAAAAAATTAAAACAAAATAAAAAATGATTTATTTTTCATTGGTTTTTATAATATTAGCATCTATTTGTAATGCGGTTATGGATAAATCTACCCACCATTACCATACTTCAATTTTTAAAAAATTTAATAATGAGATGTGGTGGAATGGTGAAATATCTTGGAAAAATAAATATGTTGATGGTGACTATTCTAAAGGTAGGGTTAAATGGTTTTTTGGTTTAAACAAACCTGTACAATTAACAGACGCTTTTCATTTTTTCAAAATGTGGATGGTTATATTTATCTGTTTAAGTATTATAACATTCGATAAATGTTTGGTTTTTGTGGACTGTAGTTATCGTTGGTACAGTTTTTTAATAGTATTGGGTGTGTACGGTACTTTATGGAATACAACATTTTCTTTATTTTACAATAAAATATTGGATCAATCCAAATAATTATCGATATTATCTCTAATTTTCTTTAAATCCTTTAAGTAATCAACATTAGCTGGGTGATCCACATCATAGTAGTTCATCTCCTTCAAGAAGTTTAGATACTCTTGTTCAGTTTTTAACTTACTCAGACCAACAAAGGATTGGTACATAGCGTAATCTATCACAGCATCCTTCCATGTATTATAATAAGCATGATTAAACTGTGAACCGTTTTGTTTGTTAGGTCTTTTGGACGCCTCTTTCATACCAAAAGGGTTATGGTTAAGTTTAAAAATATGTGATTTTAAACCACTTTCTTTTATCGCTTGAGCGAATACCAATTCAGGAAATCTAATATTAACTTCTTTTAAGTAATCATAAAATTTTCTTTTTGTAAAAGAAGAATTTTCGGTTTCATTATAAATCATAATAATATCTTTTTCCATTATTTCTGATTTAATGCCTTTATTAAAACCGTAATTATACACTAAAATGGTAAAAGTTGTAATTAAAATTGTTAGAAAAAATATAATTTTAATACTTAAATTCCTACTCAAAACTGAATAAGAAAGAGATTTTTTATCCCAAAAATAAACTTTCATATTATTAATAATTTATATAAAAATAAACATTTTATTTTAAATAAAAAACCCCTCGATAAGAGGGGTTTTAAATTACTCACTTTTATCTTCTTTCTTTTTAGAAGATTTAGGTTTTTTAATTGTAACCTTAATGTCTTCGATTTTGGTATCGTAAGATATTGTTACAATATCACCTAATGAGATGTCACCGTCTAAGACTTTTTCCGCGACAGGATCTTCAACGTATTTTTGAATGGCTCTGTTAAGTGGACGTGCTCCATATTTTTCGTCATAACCTTTTTCAATCAAATACTCTTTTAAAGTATCATCTAATTTAAGAGTATAACCCATTTCTTTCACACGTTCAATTACATCATTAAGTGGGATATCGACAATTTTACCAATTTCTTCCTTACCTAAAGATTTGAAAACAATAACGTCATCAAGACGATTTAAAAATTCAGGTGAAAATGCCTTTTTAAGGGAGTCCTGAATAACATTTTCAGAATCATCATCAATTCTATCAAGTTTAGCTTTGGTACCATACCCTACACCAGTACCAAATTCTTGTAGTTTACGAGCTCCTACGTTTGATGTCATAATGATTAAACAGTTTTTAAAATCAACCTTACGACCTAAACCATCACTTAAATGACCATCATCAAAAACTTGTAAAAGAATGTTGAAAACGTCTGGGTGTGCTTTTTCTACCTCATCCAATAAGATAACAGAAAAAGGTTTTCTTCTGATTTTTTCGGTTAATTGACCACCTTCTTCGTACCCAACATATCCTGGAGGAGCTCCAATCAGTTTAGATACTGAATGTTTTTCCATGTATTCCGACATATCAACACGAATTAAAGCGTCAGTTGAACCAAAAATACTTTGAGCCAACATTTTAGCCAAATAAGTTTTACCAACACCAGTAGGACCTAAAAACATAAAAGAACCAATTGGTTTGTTTTTGTTTTTAATACCTATTCTATTACGTTTAATAGCTTTGGTAATCTTATCGATAGCGGAATCCTGACCAATAACTTTTTCTTTAATCTCTTTATCCATGGTACGGAGTTTTTCGGTTTCTGTTTGACCTACTTTGGTTACAGGTATACCAGTTACCATAGATACGACTTTTGCTACGTCATCTTCTGACACAACAGGTCTTGATTTATCCAAAGATTTTGACCACTCGTTAGTTGCGTTTTCTAACTCATCTTGTAATTTCTTTTCTTCATCACGAAGTTTTGCTGCGTCTTCATAACGTTGAGCCTTCACTACATCGATTTTTTGTTGACCTATTTCGGAAATTTTTTCTTCCAAATCCATAATATTTTTTGGTGGTTTGATGTGAACTTGTAGTCTTGCACCAACCTCATCCATAATATCAATAGCTTTGTCAGGTTGTTCACGGTCATTAATATAACGGTCAGCTAAATTAACGCAGGCTTCAATAGCTTCGGTTGTATAATTAACCTTGTGATGGTCTTCGTATTTATTCTTAATATTGTTAAGAATAATCAAAGTTTCATCTTTTGACGGCGGTTCAACAAGTACCATTTGAAAACGTCTAGCTAAAGCTCCGTCTTTTTCTATGTTTTCACGATACTCATCAAGAGTTGTAGCCCCAATACATTGTATTTCACCCCTCGCTAAAGCTGGTTTAAGAATGTTAGAAGCGTCCAATGAACCTGAAGCGTTACCGGCTCCAACCATAGTATGAATTTCATCTATGAATAAGATAACATCGTCAGCTTTTTCTAATTCCTGCATGATACCTTTCATTCTTTCTTCAAATTGTCCACGGTATTTAGTTCCAGCAACTAAAGACGCTAAGTCCAAACTAACCACACGTTTATCAAAAAGAATACGAGGACATTTTCTTTCAACAATCTTAAGAGCAAGTCCTTCGACTATTGCTGTTTTACCTACACCTGGTTCCCCAATCAAAATCGGATTGTTCTTTTTACGTCTTGAAAGAATTTGTGAAACCCTTTCAATTTCATCTGCTCTACCAATAATTGGGTCTATTTGACCGTCAGAGGCTAGTTTAGTAATATCCCTACCAAAGTTATCTAAGATAGGTGTTGTTGACTTACCCTGTGAAGCTTTTTTAGCTTTCTTACCGTAGTCTTCAATTTCTTCAAAATCTCCTGTCATATTAATTATTTTTTGTTCTTTTAAATTTAATAAAGTTTCTTTAAAAGTTCTATAGGTTATACCCTGATTTCCTAAAACTTTTGTTCCATCTAATGTACGATTTTTAAGTATTGATAAAACAATGTGTTCAACATTTATTGTATCATCCTTTAATTTATCTGATTCCAATTCAGCCGAACTTAAGGCGTGTTTGGAGGATTCACTTAAGGGAACTATTTTTACTTCTACAATATTAGGGTTTTTTATTTTAAGTCTCAAGTAGCCTTCCAATTTTTCCATTAAATCTGTTACATCTGAACCCATTTCTTTAAAAACATCAACCGCACCATTTTCTTTATCATTAAAAACTGCTAATAATATGTGTTCAGGTTTAATTTTGTTGTCATTAAGTCTAATTGATTCCTTAAAAGCACTTTTAAGAATACCTTTTAATTTAGGTGTCATTTTTTTCATCATCAACCAATTTTATTTCTTGATTAATATATTTAAAAATAAATAAAAGGAAAGTTTTAGATATAAGGTCTATAAATACTGTTCTTTTTGAAAAAAATTAATTAAGTTTTATAAAAAATTAATATTATGGTCTACAAAAAGGTTACTATTTGGTTTAAAACAGACCCTACGGCTAGGGAGTTTGATACATCTGTTATTGCAAACGATTATGACAAAGTTTCTGTCACAATTTCTGGTGATTATTTAATTTTATCATTACACGGTGAAGAAAGTGTTACGACAGAGGTGCATCATTTAAGTACCATAAAAAATTGGATTACATACATGAATTAATATGTTTATAGATAGAAAAGAAAACGAAAACGGTGTAGTTTCATGCCTATTTAAATCATCAAACATTTTGGCATCTGATTATGATAAAGATAAAAAACAGTTAGTTATTACATTTAATGCAGGACGTAGATATACGTACTCAAATGTAGACCCAAAAGATTATCATAGGTTTGAAATGGCTGAAAGTCAGGGTGAAATGTTTAGTAAACATATTAAAAAATACCCCACAGTTAAAAACCCAGATGTGGACCCATCAGAATTGTTGAACAGAGTAAATCAAATTTTAAATGAAATTAAAAAATAAATATAAAGAAATTAAAACGGGTTTTATCTTTAAAGTTACGAATTTCACCACCACTTTGGATGGTATTGT